CAGGTAGCCCTGGTAGTAGGTGCCGAGATACTTGCCGGTAGCAGTGCCGGGCCTGTCCAGATTGACGACCCACGCCTCGACCTTCTTGCGGGTCTTCATGGCGTCTTTAAGATCGTCGATGGTGGTTGTTCCGTCCGGATCCGAGCTGTTGATAGACATCAGCGCTTCCTTGGACAGTTCCACGGATGCAGCGCCGGCAGTGACGATCGTGCCGTCCTTAGTGACAGTAGTATCGGAATCTGCAGAAATATTCTCGGAATCAGTCGTACCGAAGGGCACGAGCGCTGCGGCTGCCGCAGATGCTTTTTCCAGTACGCGCAGCAGGATCACGATCTTCTTGCCCTGCACTGCGGAATATGTGACTGCGTCAAACATATTAAGCTTCATAGTGTATTTTCTCCTTATCTTTGCGGCTCACAGGGAGCCGATCTGTTTCATGTGGACTTCGTACAGGCCGTGGACGTAGACGGTGCCGCCCCTGGATCCAGTCTTGCCGGATACGGTGTCATTCAGGACGCGCATGCCGGAATCGACCACCATCCACCTGTAGGACGGTGTCCCTTCCGCCTCCATCTCCCGGATGACCTCGCCGACCATACCGAGCATCTTAAAGACCTCGTTCTTCCGGTACGGATCATCATGCCAGACGCTGACAGTGCCATAGACGTCCTGCATGACCTCGCGCTTTGTAGCGTCATCCGTCCCGCGGGGGTCCTCAATGTAGTAAAAGGGATGCGGAACATCGGCGGGCGGGAGCATGGCCTCATAGACCCTGTGGTCCGGGTCCTTTTCCCTGAGCCTACGGATCAGCTCCACACGGTACTCTTCAATGGGTAACGCAGATATGTGGATCACCTCCTCACTTTACAAGAGCCTCCATGTCGGATTTGAAGATGGGAACCTGTTTCTCAAAGGCGGGTCTGATCGCGGGTTCAGCTTTCATAAACCGTGTCCCATATTCCACATAGGGGCTATGTTCAGTTGTCGGCCCGACTTCAGCGGTCATTCCGCCGTCTGTTATAACAGTATTCACGGTTCCGGCTGTATCTCCCGTTGAATACGGCTTGCCCGTTCTGGGGTTAATAGTGATATAGGCATGTTCCATGTTGTCCTTCATCTGTGCGTTCATCTGGTTCCCATTTTTGAGGACAACTGCCTTCACTGCCTCCCGATTTGCACCGCAATACTCCAATTTCGCGCACAATTTATCCATTCCGACAAGCTTAACCTCGCCCATGGGATCACCTTCTTTCGTGACAAATAAAAACGGATCTGTGCCGCAGGTGCCGCTTTGCATCGACATCGTAAAGCACTGATCCGATCCGAATGTGGTCGAAGGGCTCCAGATACTGGCCGTTGAGGCGGACGGTCCGGCTGGCCTCCTGGAGCTTGCCATAGACCAGCTGCTGAGTAGACGTCTGCGTGTCGGTCACGTCAGCCATCCGGTCAACCTCTTTTGGTTTTCCCGTCACATAAGAGCCGTATGCCTCACTGTTGGGGTCCGTGACAAGCTCCTGTGCTCCGTCCGTGACAAAATAGATCTGTGTATCACATCTCATAAGCGCCACCTCACAGGAAGGTAATGGAGCCGCCGGAAACAGTCTCGTTGGTCCGGTCGAGGTATCGCTGGATATCCTCCTCGAACGGCGCAAACAGGTCCGTCAGCCACGAAGCCGACTCGCCCTCGACCGTCATCGAAGATTTGCCCTCATCACCCAGCTGGTTATATCTGGAAATAGTTACGTTATGGACGATATAGTCCAGCTCCTCCGGTACTTCCCTGACTCCGCCGAGGCGGTTCTGCAGCTGGGCCTCGACCATGTCCATGATGTTTTCCAGCAGGCGATTCAGAGTCTTGTCCGACTTATCTGTGATGCCCAGAAGCCTTTTCACAATGCCCAATTCTGCCATTCATCCACCTCTCATCCCTCTGCTTTTGCCCTGCGCTTTTTCGGCTTGGGCTCCTCTGCAGGCTCCCCTGCGGGCTCCTGCGCAGTCTCAGGCACTTCCTCGATAACCGGCTTACTCAGCTTGTTGGATGCCGACAAAAGGAAGGCGATGCGCTCCTCGGTGGGCTCCAGACCTTCACGGGGATACTCAGCACCCTTGTCATAAAGGTGATAGCTTGCGCCCTCCGGATCCTGCAGGTCGTAGAAGCCTTCAATCACTCTGTACTTAGCCATTTAATTACTCCTTATCAGGCGGGGAAGGTTCCGTGCGGATGCCTCCCCCGCCCGTTATTTACTGCCTGCTGCCAGGCTCCCTGGTCCCGATCAGGTACCGGAGATGGTGCCCTTGAACACGCCGTCAATGAACTCGGGGTAGAAGACCACAGAGCAGAACAGCAGGGTGTCGATGGATGCGTTGTTGGTGTTTGCCTGGTGCGTCATACCGACAAGGCCGGTGCTGTCAGCAGTGAGCGCGAAGGACTGCGCAAGGTCGCCGCCGGTTCCGGGAACGTATGCGCCGTTGAGGTTCTCGCGTGCAGTACCGAGGACTGTGCCCTTGGTCAGGTTGGGGTTGACGATGGTCAGGCCAAGGCCGAGGAAGTTCTCGATGTAGGAGAAGCCGAAAGCGGTCTGGACAGTGATATTGGCAGTGCCGAGATAGTCGGCCACATCGTCAGAAGATACGAAGTAGACAGGAGTGACATCCTTGTCCTCGTAGTATCTCTGCATCTTGCCCCAGATCTTCGCAAGGGCGCCCTGCAGGGTTGCGGCGGTGCCGCCGTCACCGATACCAGTACCGGTGCTGATCGCGGTAAAGAAGTTGGTCTTGATATCCTTGCGGACCTCTGCGATCAGCTTCTCATCTGCCTCGTTGATGGCGCGTGCACGGCCGACTCTCTGGATCGCCTCAGCGGTGGTCTGTCTGCGGTGCTTGCCGAGAGTCAGCTCGATGGTCTTAGCCAGTTCGCGCTCAGCTTTGGTGAGCGGGATGACCTCGCCCTCAGCGACCTGCTGTGCAAGGGTGATGCTCTTCCACTTGTAGATCTTGATCAGGGTACCGGCAGCCATGGGAGTCATGTTGGTGATACCCAGGATGGTCTGCAGGGTCTGGATGTTGTCCGCGATACGGGATGTAAAGTCGATAGAAATCGCAGGAGCGAAGTCCGCCGCCTGGTTCTGGTTGGCGGTTTCGGTGGCGGTTTCGGTGGCGGGCTCCGGATCATCAAACATTCTCAAGTTGAAATACTTAATCAGGTTTCTGTTCTTATTCATGGATATTCTCCTTTATCTTTTCCGGAGCATCACTTGAATGCTTCCGGGTGCGCGGCAATCATCGCCTGACGCTCGATGGGATTCTTGATCTTCATGATCTCTTCCCTGGTCATGCTCTTTGCGCCGGAGCCGGAGCCGCCCCTGGGGGTCTTGCTCTTCATGGCTTCCTTCACGCGGGCATTGACGGCTTTTTCGAATTCCACAGCAAACGCGTTGACTGCCTCCTGTGTCTTTTCTGCATCAGCGCCGATCAGGCTGTCGATGATCACATCAGACGTGATGACGATGCCCTTGTCTGTCAGGAGGCTCCGCACCTGGGTCGCCATTGCGGTCTTTGCGGCAGCGGCTTTCATGGCTGCGTTCTCATCCTCCAAGGCCTTGATCCGGGCGGAGATCTTTTCGGACTCGGTCATCTTGGCCAGACGCTCGGCTTCGGAGGTCTTCTGCTTCTCCTTAGCCAGCTTTTCCTTCAGCTTCTTTTCCCAGAGCTCGTCCTGCTTCTTGATGGCGGCGGCAACTGCGGCATTAATCTTTGCCTGGACGTCATCGTCCCCATCTCCGGATCCTTCGCCCGATTCTCCGCCTTCTCCATCACCAGAACCGGAACCGTCTCCATCTCCACCCTCATCGAACATGCGGAGGTTCATGAGGCGGTCGATGCGCTTCTGCTTCGGGGTGCGTCTGTCCATCAGTACTGTCTTTGCTGATTTAAACTTCATAATTCTTTTCCTCCATAAGGTTTTATAGGTCTCATGCCTGCCTGTATCCGTAGATTTTTACGGGTGCCACGCCTGCCCGATCCATAGCTTTTTATGTCGTTCCATGCCTGGACATAATAAAAGCACCCTCATCGGGTGCTGCTTACTGAAACATTATTGGGATAAGACTCTGCCATCATGCACAGCCCCAGATACAGGCTGTCGATCAGGAGCGACAACTCCTTAGTGGGCGCTCTCGGCCATGATATGACCGCGTCTCCGTCCTCCAGGGACGAGATAATTTCATCGGTGGTAAATTCCCTTGCCGATGCCTCAAACGTCTGCACAAGGGCAGAAACGGCGGCACAGACGATGTCATTTCCGGGATTATATCCGGCATGGCCTCTTACCGACAAAGATGTCGGGAAGATCGTGACATGGATCATTTCTTCACCTCGTCTCCGGAGACGCCGTTGCACCGGATGGAAAATTCAAGGCCATCGATGCGGCCCCGCATGTAGTTGTGCTCGGCCTGTCTGGTGAGACGCTCAATCTGAAGGTCATACTCATGGCACTTTTCCTTCAGCCCCTCGTTCTCCTCCCGGAGCTTCTTAAGCTCGTTGTCCTGCTCGGTCTCGCCGATTGTTATTGTGGGTACGTTCACTTTGTCATCCTCCTGCAAACTTAACGCTCCTCTGGTCTTAACCATACACTGCCCCTCTCTTAAAAACCTGCCCGCCCGGTAGCAGTCCGGGCAGACAGTGGCGTCGCCATTATTCTACGATATACCAGTCTTCAGCCAGCATGTCCGCCTGAGATGCAAGCCATCCCATCTGTACGCCGGATGTGCCGACAAAAGCAAGGGCCTGATTGCCGATCGCGTCGTGCTCGGAATTAACGATGTCTCCAGCCGCATTCATGTAGCTGATTGCACTTGCGATCTCGACATACTGGCTTTTCCCATTCCATCCTTCGCGGGCAATTCTCTTGCCGTACCTCTTTGCCATCCGGAGAGCATCCCCAAAGAACATGTGCTGTCTGCCGCCGAGTTTGGGGCAGTTGGCTTCATTTGCAATCATCCATTCATCAGAAAGCATATTGGTAATGGTGTATTCCACGCGCTGGGACTCGCGAATATCCATTGTCTCATTCCCGGTATCTGACTCTTCAGCCCTGCAGTGCATGATAATCGTTTTCTTTTCAGGATCCCATTCCCAGTACCCTGCCCATGAGGGCAGTTTCACCTTTGCACCGTTTTTCATAGCTTCGAATGCTTCTGTAAATCTCATCACTTACCTCCTTCTTTGTTGCATGAAAAAAGCACCGCCGGAGCGATGCTCAAAGTCACATAGTAAAGCTGACAGATGTTCCGCCGCCGGTACTATCCACGATGAATTTTCCCTTCGAAATCACATCCATTCCGACCAGAAAATCCACATCCCTGTTCTCCATTGGGCTTCCAAACACCTTGATATTCTTCAGGATTATATCTTTTGTGAGATGCAAATCAAGCATGTAGATTGGCACTTCGACCTGCCCCGTCGCAGTCACGATAATCCCGACATCGACAGGCCTTAATCCAAAGTGTTCGGCCAGACGATTGGAAATGCTGGAAGTGGTCGCGCCCGTATCCCACACCGCTTTTTTGATCCTGTGAAGGTTCTCTGAGTCGTTGCATTCGCTGATATCCAGCTCCGTGGAAATCCGCTGTACAACTTCATCGTACTCGATCCGCAGGCCGTTTTTTATCTGGGTGAGTCTGTAGTCTCTTTCGAACAGCCTGTCCGCTTCCTGAGCAAGCCCGATGAAGGCAGTCATTATGTTCTTGTCTGTGTACAGCACATTTACCTCCCTGCAAAAAACCACCCGCGAGGGGTGGCTTTTTTTTAAATCTCATAGGCTAATCTTTCTTTGAATTCACCGCTTACAAATTCCTTGTGATGCTTTCGAAGCATTTTTTCAATGTGAACTCTGTAAACCTTAGAATTCTCCGGTTTTTTTGTGACTTCGTATTCATCGGTCAATCGAGAAATTACGAGCTCCCCGGTGAGATCATTAACGAATCCGCCAATTGCATACTTCGTAAATTCTTTTGTTACTTCAATCAATTTGCAATAGACCATACGGCTCACCCTCCTCTCCTATTTCTTGAACGACCTGTCCCCACCAGTCATATTGTTTAGAGGCTTCTGCATGCGCCTCTGAGATACTAATATTATACTTCTCTTCTATCTCTCTTTCAAGCAATTCATGTCTAAGAAGTGTAATGTCACGTGGTAGATAATTCCCATTACGCAAGCGTTGCCA